GAGAAAAAAAGAAGATTCCAGGAAGGTCGTCGGAGGGGAAGCGAAAGGTATCTTACACAAATTTGGGACTATCTGAGCAAGAACAAGGACAATTTCCCTTGCTGGAATGCCGAGGACTCTCAGCTAAAAGTCCCTATCATCGCAAAAAAAGGAGGTCTTTTCTTGTAATATCTTGTCTTTTTTTAGCACCCTGCGGGGTGCTATTTTTGTTTTTGTGATTACAGAAATACATACAGAAGATTTGCATTATTGCCCAAGCACAGAGGTGTTTGGAGGTATTTTGGTGAGGCTCTACTATGCTTCTGTTTGGGACTTTGCGAAAATAGTTCTTCCCGAAGCGGAGGGCTACGAAGACAGCAGGATAATTTCTAAAGGAAATATTTTACTCAAACACGGAAAAAGCCTAAAGGCTGTGGATGTTTATCTAGACCAAGGTTCTCTATCGGAGAAGGTCACTGGCAGTGTAAAGAGATGGAAGCAGATGAGCGAGCTTTCGTTTCAGCTGACAGGAATGACGCCTAGAAACCTTGGTTTTCTTTCCCATACGGGGAATTCTGGACTGGTGTTTTTGGTTTCGGATAGTAACGGCAGAGTTTGGGTTCTGGGGAATCTTAGAAACGCTGCATACCTTACCAGCGGAGATGCTACTTCTGGGAAGAAATTCGAAGAGGATAACATGGTAAGTTTCACTTTTTCAGCAAATACAGGACTGTATGAATATGCAGGAAATATCGCTGAAATAGGAGAGGAGGAGAAGAAAAAACAAGTAGGAGGATTCTCCAGAGGATTTAGTAAAGGATTTAGAATATAAATAAAGAAACAATGAGTAATGTGTCTACATTGGAAGAAATTAAAGGGCTTCTTCCTGACAACAACAATGGAGAAATTACAGAAGCAAGATTAAGAGAAAGTTTTGAAAAGACTTTTTCTGAAATGGATACTAAAGCAACCAAAGAAGCATTAAAAAAAGTAGAGGATAAAGTCAAAGCAGGAACTCCAACTCCAACACCTAGTGTAAATAACAAGCTCGCTGGAAAGAAGATTTCGTTTATTGGAGATTCTATTACTTCGTGGGGGGAGAGTACAAATAACGAATATACACCAGCCAAAGGTTATGCCTATGAAGATGTATGGACTGCACAGCTTTTAAGTCTTACAGGAGGAGTAAAAGCAACGCTTGATGGCAGGGCTGGTTCTAGAGTTACAGGAATAGATGGCGACGCCTTTGCTTTTTCCAGGACAAAAGTGGTAGCTCAAGATAGTGACTTTATATTCATTTTCATGGGCGCAAATGACCAGCGTGCACTGAATGTGCCTACTACTGGTGTTCCTTTGGGAGAAATTAAAGATAAAACTTCTCTTGGGGATATTACTAATGTAAATAATCCAAACCTTAAAAAGTTCACAGAAGCTTATCAGTTAGCATTGGAGAATATGCTTCCTTATTATAAAAAGTCACAAATCATATTGATGACTCCACTTCGGTCTTTCCATGAAGGGTCTACAGATGACCAAAATAAAGATTCTGATAAACTTGCTGAAAGGATTATTGATATAGCAAAGATGTATGGTATCAAGTGGATAGATATGAGGGAAGTAGGTATAACTAAGTATAACCATGGAATCTATTTTTATGATGGTTTGCATCCAAATAAAAGAGGACACAGACTAATTGCAGAATATGTAACCAGCAAAATGCTGGAATTTGGGACAGTGGGGAAATTGGAGGCATCGGATTATTACACTAAAACCCAAATAGATGAAAAACTAAAAGCCCTACCAAAAGGGAATACACCTGCTCCTTCAGGTAATATGGTTATAGGTGGAGCTAATCTTTTTAAAAATACGGCTCTTCCGTTACTTTCACCTAACAACCCCTCTCCAAGTGAAAACACAGGAACTTCTGCTGTTATGAGTGATGCTACAGGAAGTTTTGTGAGGTATACCCCTGTATCTCATCAAGTTGTCGGAGTATATGGTTTTAAAATGGAGGGTATAGTTGCAGGAACTCACTCTAGAAGTATGGATTTTAGGCATTCCCACACAGGAAATGTTACAATTTGGGGACAGAGTATTCCTCCGAATGTTTGGACTAGGATAAAACAGGAAGCCTTTAATTTGGATAGCTCGTGGATGGTAGCGTTTACTTCTGATGTTCAAGGGGTAGCAATAGACATTAGAAATTTCAAGTTAGAAAAAGGAACAAAAGCAACGGATTGGACACCACATATTTCTGAATACAACCTTGGAATTTCTGATACTATGGTAGATACTGTTTTGCCGTGGACACATGATTTGGAAGTTGTAGCAGAAACGAATGGTGCTAATGACCGAGTAATCTACAAGCTCCCAAGAATAGAAAGTTTTGCTGAAATATTGGAGTTTAGACTTATTCAGCGTAGCGGCACAGTTACCGAAATAAAAGGCTTGAAAGTAATAACGACCACCACGGGCAGAAAGGGTATTCCGCTGAAAGCAGAAGAAATAGGAGACCCAGTGAAAGTGTATGTAAAAGCTTTATTGAAATAGAATAATAATTTAAAAAAGATGAATATAAAAGAATTTATTGTGGACAACCTAGTGTTGTTGTACAAAGGGAGTTTTTCGCAGAAGTTGTTGGCATCAGCACAGTTGTCACTAGCGCCAGCGGCAGCGCTGACTCTCACGGAGCGAATTAGTGGATGGTATGTAGAAAGTGAATTTTTCCTGTTCTGCTTGTGTGTGGTTTTAGCGATAGACCATGTTTTAGGCAGTTATGTTCATTGGAAAGTTTACAACGATTTCACTTTCAAAGACAATCTTAAAGGTCTCGTTACCAAATTATCTATCCTGCTGGTGGGCTTTATTACCTTATCAGTTGTAAATAAAGTTCTGGAGCCAATAGAGTTTTTCAAGAGTTATTTCAGTGTGTTGGTTCAGCTCATGGTTATTCTCTATCCTGGTTCTTCTGCACTTACAAACATGTCAGTTCTTACTGGGGGAAAATTTCCGCCGAGTGGACTTTTGGATAAAATAAAAAACTTCCACAATAGTGGAGATATTGACGATTTAAAAAGCAAAAAAGATGAAAAGTAAAATCAGCCACAGAATAGGATTCTGGCTCCTGCTTGCTTGTCTGCTATTGTCCATGGTAAGCTGTGGGAGCCGAAAGGCAGTCCTAGAAAAAGAGAAGTCAGAAATCAGCATTCACGAAGCTGAAAGAGAGAAAAAAGATTCCACGGGAATTTCCCAAACTAGGGAACACGAGGAATATAGCAGTATCAGTATGGATTCTGGGTTTAGTATTACTCCAATCGGGAATACGCCTGCGGAATTTTCCTTTTTTTATAATGGCAAAGAAGTCAAGGGAAAGACTACAGGGAAACTGGATTTTAATAATAAGAAGGATTTGTCAAACAAAAAAACTGACACCTATAAAACAGATACTGTTGCAGTAAGCACCGATAAAGAGAAAGAAACCCAAACCAAAGCAAAAACCGAAACCAAATCCAAGCAGACCGAACGGAGGGAGAGCTGGTGGGTTTATTTCGTAATATTTGCTGCGGGAGGTCTGTGCTGGGAATTTTTGAGAAACAAGATATTTTAACCTAAAAAAAATAAGAACATGAGTACATTTGATGCCTTAGGGCTTATTTTCATCGGAATTGGGATTGGTTTTGTGTTAACCAAAGGCTGGCAGCTTCATAAGTCCATCTATGATAAAGCTCGCAGAGATGCCGAAGAAACCGAAAGAAAAAGAAAAGAAGAAGAGGAAGCCCGTCTGCAACGCAAAGGCGAAGAACTTGCCAAATACAAAGAGTCGCTCGAAGATAAGCTCATAGAAAACCAACAGAAACTCTCCAAACAAATCGAAGACAGCCTCTCGATGGCTATCAAAGCTATAAATAACCCGAAACGTTTCGCAATGATAATATCGACGAACTCCCAGAATGGCAATATATCGTATGCCGACGACGCTTTGTTAGTTACCAACATAGA